AGAAGTAAGTAAATTACCGACATATAGTGTTTCATCTTCTATTAAAGAAACAAAAAAGATAGCAAAAGTTGAAAATTCTAATATTATAAAACAAATTAAGCCGCCAAATATATGATATTTAAAAAAATTTATATATATAAAAAAACAATAATATTATGAAAACATTATTTGAAAAATTAAATAATGACAAAAACAAAATTAGTAACAAAAAAAGGGATGAATATTTAAATTATATTTTTGCATATCTTAAAGATGAATTAGGTGGATATATTAATAAATTGAATCCAAAATTAAAAATATTCTCTGATGTTGATTACAAATCACCTATTATAAAAAAATTAAGAATGCAAGGTATTGAGTTGGGATTACGGGGTCTTCCTACTGATACTTATGCTATAAATCCAAATAATAATGAATTTAAAAAATTTATTAATGATTTTTTTATAGCAGAAAACGAATGTGTTAAAAAAATTAATAATGAATTATATTATGATGATAATGATTTAAAAAATCATATTTTTAAGAAAGAATTTGAAAATATTTTCTCAAATATTTATCTTTATATTTTAAATAAAGATGAAAAAAGTGGTGGCTATTGTGCAAGTGAGATTAGATATGATCATAAAAATGAAAATTTTGATTTTTATACTTTTAATTTATTTTATTCAACTAAAAATGAAAAAAATTCCTTTGGTATTAAAGATGGTGATTTATATTCAAAAGAGATCGCCATTGAATTTATTAAAGATTATTTTGTTAAATATAAATATCAGGAATTAAGAATATATTCTGGTTATTTTGAATATTTATAAAAAAATTTTTATATTTTAATGATTTTAAATGCAAAAAATAATAATTTTAGGATTGAATTACCTAGATCATTTTTTAGCGATTATATAACTAATAAATATATACCTTCTATTAAAAAATATCAGACAATATATAATAATATATGGGACTTTATTAATGCTAGTATACAATCGTGCACTGTGCCGACACCAAATTTACCTATAGTTGAACAAGAAAGACTTCATAATACTAAAAGTATATATAAAGGGAAGGGCAATGTTAATTATTATTTGGATAATGATTTTACTATAACATTTAAATTTTACGACGGCTTTTTAAATTATTTTATAATGTATGAATTACTAATTGAATTTTATGAATATAGAAATAAAAATACTAATTTAGGTGATTTATTATTAACATTTTATAATAATTCAGGATATGAAATATTTAATATTGTATATGAAAAAATTGTATATAACTCCATATCAGAATTAAAATTAGAATATCCGTCTAATACACCAACATTTCAAACATTTGATTGTGGATTTAATTTTAATGATATAAAGTTTAATCCATTAGTTTAAAAAAAATATAATTATTATGAAAAATATTAATAATTTAAAAGAAATAAATAATAATGAGTTAGAAAATCAATTATTTGAGGAATATAAGCAAATATTAAATGAAAATAATATTCAATTAGACGAAGGTATAATAAAAACACTTGCTGGTGCAGGTGTTGGCTATATTATGGGGCCTGCTCTTGGCAAAGCAATATGTAAAGCACTTGGCATAGAAAAAGGTATACTATATGATTTGATGACTTCTAAATTGGTAACTACGGCAATTGGCGCTGCCCTATCAAAATGATTTTTTATGAACAAAAAATATTTTTGTTTTTTTGATTTTAGTATAAATTCAACCGCATGTTCTTTATATAATTATAAAAACAATAAATTAATATTTTTTTCATTTCCCAGAAAAAAAATTATCAATAATAATATTGTTAAAAATTTAATTGATAGTGATGTAGTAGTAACAATTATTGATGATAAGATAATAACAAATGATCAGCAAAAAAAAGAAATTGCTAATTTAATGGATGCTGATTATTTAATGAATATAATATGTAATAAGTTAAGTGAATATATAAAAGATAATAATATTATTTTTGGTGTGGAAGGAATTTCTTTTGGTAGTTTTGGTAATATGCAAATTCAATTAGCAGGATATAATTATTTATTAAGATATATGTTAAAAAATTATTTTAATATAACGTATGATGATATATTAGTTTATTCGCCAAGATATATTAAAAGGAATGTGGGATCAGGAAATTATAATAAAAATATGATGATTGAAAAATTTATAAATAGTAATAATGATTTATTAATAGACAACAAGTTACAATTAGCGTTAAAAAATGGAATATTTGTAAAAAAATCACATAATAAAGATAGTAAAACATATTATAAACCTATTGATGATTTAATAGATTCTTTTTGGGGATTAGTTGCATTAATGAATAATATTTGAATATTATATGTTAAATATTAAAAAATATAGTTGCAAATGTTTATATTATGTTAAAATTAAATAAAAATTTATATATATATATATATATAAATAATAAAATTTTGTATTTTGACAAGAGATGAATTTAAAGAATTAATTAATACGGAGCTTACTGTAGGGGGAGCATTGCCGTATACTATTCCTGATAAGGAAATGGAAAGAATAATTAATCAGGCATTAAACTGGGCATGGATAAATTATCAATATTCTGTTACCATACAATATTATGTTATAAAATTAAGTGTATTTAAATCACAAGAATTTAAAAGAAACAGAACAATAACATTGCCTGATTGTATAGTATCTATTTTTAATGTACAAGAAATCAAAGGTCATACATTAACAACATTTAGTAATTTTGGCCCTGATTTTTCTATAGAAAAGATTATGGCTCAAGAAATTTATTTATCACCTTATAATACTGATAGTGTTGTATTAGCAGTAGCGTATGAGTCATTTTGGGATTTAAGTAAAGCGTTATATTTAGATAGGATAGCATTTGAATTTAATCACAATTCAAAACAATTAACAATAACTGGGCGAGATCCGAAATTTGATGTATGGCTACAAACATATGTTAAAATACCTGAAGAAAAATTATATGATGATTGGACATTTCAAAGATATTGCGCGGCAAATGCAAAAATATCATTAGGTCGAATGTTAAGTATGTTTGAATTTAATTTACCTGGCGGTGTATCTATAAATGCAGACCAAATAAAAAGTGATGGTGAAAATGAATTAGAAAAAATATTAGATACAATAAGAGAAGAAAATACACCAAATTGGATTTTCGTTTATCATTAAAAAATTATTTATTTTAAATGGATGTAATTAACAATATAAGTTTATCAAAAAAAGGCAAAAATTTTCTTATATTTAAGACAAAATTATTAGAAAATATTATAAAGATATATGATTATAATGATGATATTGATTGTGATGATAGTGTTGCAAAATATTTTTCATGGAGTATAGATGATAAAGTGTGGAGTTATTGGACATCACTTAATATTAATGATTTGTCTGTAATAACTGATTATATATCAAATGGATTTTTTATTAGATTTAAATATGTTTCTAGTAGTGATATTAATGTAAAAGATATTAATTTACTTGTTGATTATAGAGATATAGATGTTAATAAAGTAATAAGACAATCAATATCGATGAGTAATCAGTATATATTTTTTAATGATTCTGGAGTAGAAGATTATGATATATTAAATCCTATTGATTTTGATTTATATAATATAAAATCATCAATAAAACTTTATAATCAAATATTAAAGGGTGTTAATGATTTTATTGGTGTTAATGCTATTTATTTAAAGGCAAGTCCTAGCAAAGATTCTGCTGATTTTATATTAAAAGAATGGACATTATATTCTGTTGAAAATGCTAGTTGTTTGAAGATTATAATGCCTGATAATCAATTACCAGTAAATGATTTTAATTATGATTTTTTAGGCATGGAATATGTAAAAGAATTTGAAGTGCATATAATAAAAAATGTTTTTGAGAGTGTATTTGGTAAGAATACTGCTCCTCAAGAATATGATATTGTATATATACCTTTAATTAAAGATAGATTATATGAAGTTAGCAGTTCGCAATTAGTATATGATTTTATGGGAGAAGAACCTTATTGGAAAGTTAATTTAGTAAAATATAATAATAGGACTAATGTGGATAAACAGTCAAATTTAGATTCTATATTAAATGCAATAACAAAAAGTTCAAAAGATTTATTTGAGAATAATGTTATTAATGATATAAAAGATATAACAAAGGATCAAGAATTTAATAGATATTTAGGCAATGTTATTAATCCAGATGACAATATAAATAATATAGAAAATAGGGCGTTAGACCCCATAAAAATATTTGTTGATAAAAATTTACAAATTATTGATTATCAATTTAAAAATAATAATATAATAATAAGTGAGCATCAATATAATTTATATAATAGTAAATTATTAGGTAAAATAGCTATTAAATATAATATAATGTCATCTTCATTAGGTGATAATTTTTCATATTCTTCTTGGTTTAAATTATTAGATAATAAAAAGTATGTTGATGATGTCATAATAAAAAATAAAAATGATAATAATATTGGAATAAATATATTAGCAATTAGAAATTATAATATTAATGATTTATTATATTTTGAAAGGGCAAATAATTATTTTATTGGCACTATAAATGAAAAAATAGATAATAATAATTTTAATATAGATATATTATATGGTGATATAGATAATTTATATAGTAAAGGATGGAAAGTATCATTAGCTAATGAAAATATTTTAATAGATGGATATAAAGATAAAAAAGGGTTACAAATATCTATAATTGAAAATAGAATAATAAAAATAGTTGTTAATGATAAAATATATTATTTTAAATTAAGAGATAAATTAGTTAATAATATATGGTATACAATATTAATATCGTATTCAAATATTTTTAGACAAATTAATTGTACTATTTATAAAATAAAAGATATATATAATGATGGTACACTAGCAATTATTTTTAATGAAACTAAAAATAATATAGAAAAAGAAGTTATTGATGATGGTGATTATTTTAAAATTTTTTATAGTAATATAGTAATGACTAATATAAGAATATATAATGAGATTATAAATTTTGATATGCAAGATTTGTTATTAAGTAGAAAGAGTATTGATGATTTTAGTAAAATAATATTATTTGATATGTGTGATCCTAAAATATTTGCATTTGAAGGATTAGTAAAATAAATTATATTTTAAAAAATTTATATATATATTATATCTATTATTGTTTTTTTGTATATTATAATATATTTTATTTAAATGAAGGAAGAAGTTCGTAAAGAGAAAGAAGTTTTGATGAGTACATCAGCTGAGCTAAAGAATATAATTAAGTCTTTAGGATTATCTATTAATAAAGATAATATTGTCAATAATTATAATAATGATAAAACTATTGATAATATTGCTAATGATATCATTAATTTTATTGATATGGCAGATATTAATAATAAAGCTAATGATTTTGCTAAAAATATTGTTGAAAAAAATGCAACATTTTATTTAGTTGATGATGATATCATACAAGATCCTTATGTACAACAAAAAATATTATCTGACATAGCTATAATAAAAGATTTATCTATACAATCAATGATAGCTGATTATTCAATATCAAAAATGATAAATCAAATTGATGCTAGCTTTGGTAATGTGCATCCTCGTCTTTTTGAAGTATTATCTAATTTTCAACGGTCAAAATTGGATATAACAAAAACCATAGCTCAATATATCATTATGATACAAGATAATTTTAAAAATATAAAAATGGATTACTTAAAACAAAAAAAAGAAAAAGAAATCCAACTAGATATATCAAATAATAGCGATAGTATTGTTGCCAAAGGCACTAAAAACTTAATTGAGAATCTAAGCAACATATTAACTGAACTAAAAACTAAAGAAAATGAATGAAAATATGATTTGGAGTACAGAATTAATTAATGAGCAGATAAGAAAGATTGATTCTGGTGAGACTGTAAATATGGATTGTTTTTATGGTGGTGATGTTACTTTAAGAAATTCTGATATTTTATTTCAGTATACAAAGGATGAGCAAAAGGAATTATTAAAATGTGCCAGTGATGTTGTATACTTTGCTAATAATTATTGTTATACGATGACTGACGAAGGTATAAAACCTATTGTACTTAGGGATTATCAAATAGAAATGTTAAGGATGTTTCAGAATAATAGATATTCTATTGTAAATGCATCAAGGCAGGTTGGTAAGACAACATGTGCGTCTATTTTTATGATGTGGTATATTTGTTTTAACTATGAAAAAAATATATTAGTGATAGCAAATAAATTAACAACTACCATTGAAATTGTGGATAAGATAAAAAACATTTATAGAAATTTACCATTTTTTTTAAAACCTGGCATATCTTCAGATGCAAAGACATTTATGAAATTTGATAATGGATGTAGATTATTTTCACAAGCAACTACAAAGACGTCTGCTATTGGATTTACTATTCATTTATTATATGCTGATGAGTTTGCTCATATAAATAGAAATTTTATAGTACCTTTTTATCGTTCTATATTCCCCACATTATCATCATCAGATATATCTAGGATAATAATAACATCCACTCCTAATAAGTTTAATTTATTTTATGAATTATATATGGGTGCAATAGAAGGTAAGAATGATTATAAAGCAATGGTGGTGCCGTGGTACAAGGTAGCGGGTAGGGATGAAGAATGGAAGCAACGAGAAATAGCAAATTTAGGTGGCAATGAAGAATTATTTAATCAGGAATATGGATGTCAATTTTTGACATCAAGTAGTATGTTATTATCGGGCAGTATAGTTAGATTTTTAGAAAAAATAAAAAAGCAATATATATGGCAAGAAAATGAAAAGATGAATGAATTAGTAGAAAATTATGGTGATTTATTGTGGGATGATAAATTTGATTTTAATAATATTAATAATAATGATAAATTTATATTTTCTATTGATTTAAGTGATGGTGTAGGCAAAGATTATACAGTATGTAATATTTTCAAAATTGAACCAGTATCGATAGCACAATTTAAAAAAAGAAAGAGAATTAAAGATGAGACTGATATGTTTCGGCTAAGACAAATTGGTATTTGGAGGTCTAATATTTATTCAATAAATGAATTTGCTAGTATACTAAGTGCATTAGTTTTTGATATATTTAATTCGGATAATGTAAAAATTGTTTTAGAAATTAATTTTAAAGGTGATTTATTGATAGAATATATGAGTAAACATCGTAATTATTATAGTAATATATTTTTACATACACGACATTCGTCATCAAATAAACAATTAAATCCAGGCGTAAAAATAAAAAGAGATAATAAGGATATATATGTGTCTGAATTAAAGACATTAATACAAAATAAATATATAATTATTAATGAAAAAAATACTATTGAAGAAATAGAAAATTTTGGATTAGATAAAGATGGTAGATATAGGGGTCAAATGGGTCATGATGATTGTGCTATGACTTTAGTTAATTTAGTTGCTTTTATAAATAGTAATAGTTATGGTGAAATTATAGAAGATATGATAGATATTCAGCCAGCTATATATAGAAAAATATATGATAATAAAATATTTAATGAAAATAATGATAATAGTAAAATATTAGTTGATTTTTTCAAAGAAATACAAAAAGCAAATTTATTTTAAAAAAAAATTTATATATAGATAAAAAAATAAAATTATATTATGGCTAATTTAGTTTTTGATTTAAATAAATTTAAAGCAGCAGGTGTATATACTGTTGAATATAGTACTTCTGAAAGTAGACCAATTGCAACAGATACTTTGCGGTTAGTAGTGGGCTTTTCACGTCAAGGAATATTTAATACACCAGTATATCTTGATAATGTTAATACATCACGAAAAATTTTTGGTAATATAGATCCTATATTAGAAAAAAGAGGGTCATTTTTTCATAGATCAATTGAGACATGTTTACAACAAGGGCCTGTGCTAGCACTTAATTTAATGGCACTTAATAATGACCCCAATAATGGTGATATGGTAGAATATAAATCTTTTTCATTATCACCTAGCCAGGATAATTCATATATAACAAAGGAATTATTATCATCTTTTTACAATAAAGAAAGATTTTGGTTTTTAGATAATTCTAATTTTCATGCAATTGTTAATAATCATATTAACACTAAAGATATGCTTATTAGTTTTGTTAATGTAGGACAGAGACCTGTTTCTTTAATTGTTAAAAAATCTGATAATGTATCTGGTTTTAATATAACAGCACGTGAATATTTTGGTAATGGTAATGTTCCTGAATATATGCAAGATTATGATTATATATCTGATTATTTTATTGATGTTATTATAATAAATGGTGATTGGACAAACTATATTAATTTATCAATAGATCCTTATTATGCAAAGTATTTTAATAATAATGGTATAAAAATAAATAAGTTAGATGATTTCTTATCTGATAGTAGTGTAGATGTTATTGCAAGCATAACAGGATGTATAATACCTGATTTTATAGATAATAATGGTACAAATAGATTTATTGAAACATTAGTTAATAATCAATCACAGCAAACTGGTGTATTTATGACTATAAATAGAGATATGATAGATGATTATATAAATTCAGAATATAAAATTGATATGGTAGGTCATAGTCTAATAGATAGTAATAAATCTTCATTAAACTTTTTATCATACAATTCGCCTATTATGGAAGAGATAATTTTTAATACGCCGACTGATTTTTCTGTTGATGAAAATACAATAACTTATTCTGATAGTGATTTTAATAATAATACAATAAAGATATCATCAATACCGTATGAAAATGATGCTAGTCCGTTTTTTAATACATTTATAATACCTAAACCGATGCCTAATGCAACTGTATTTACATTAGAAGAATATAATAATTTAGTTAATAGTATAACAAAAAATACTTTAATTAAAACTTATGGTAGTGGCAATAGTCAATATTTAAAAGTCAGTGATATTAATAATACTGGATTATCACTAGAATTAACATTAACAAATCCTGACAAAAATAGTAATAATGCTGGTATATATAAGGCAATATTTGATAATCCAGACGAAATAAATAAAAAATTTTCTATTACTACTACTTATACATCATTAAATCAATTTGATATTATATATGTTAAAGGTACTAATAAGTATTTTGTTGTTAAAGATGTAACTATATCATCACCTACAATTGATATAGAAATATATGGAAGTGAAGATGATTTAATGCAAGATTTATCATCTAGTGATTATTATATAAAAGATTATGTTGATTATGTAAGTTATTCATTTACTGTTAATGAAATTGATAACAAAGAAGGATATATATGTGATGTATTAGCACATAAAAATTATATTCCTGATTTAAGAAATAACATATTAACATATATTATAAATCCTTCTTTAATAAAATTTGATGATACAAATAAAGTTATTGAAATATATAATGGAAATGATTTATATAAACAATTGGATAATGGTTCAATAGTAAATGGTGATTTTGCATATACAAATAATTCTTTATCTAGTCAAGTATATTTATCATTTACAAAATCAATAGGTGAATATGGATTAGATTGCTATAAAGCAAAAGAATACAGTGATATAAATCTTACTGCATTAGCAAGTTCTTTTGTATCATCATTTTATTGTTTAGATGGTTCTCAATGTAATAATGGAATATGTATACAAACAGGTATTGGTAATATTAAAGAATATATTCCTATTATACCAATGTCATTAAATAATCTTAAAACTAAATTTAAAATTAGTGCAGATGATAATAACAAAATTAATGTTAATTCATTATTAGTATGCGGTGATATTAATGAAAAACATTTAACAAGAGTAATAAGCAAAACTAAAAGTGTTAATAGTAATGGAATTGTTGAATATGAAATT